AAATGTTTCTTAGATTATTTTTTCCATCCTGATGAAATTATGGTCAAAGCAAGAAAGAGTAAAAAAAGTATTTAACCTTTAAATCAGAATAGAATGAAAGCAAAACACGTTACCGTTCAATTCGAATATACAAACTTCGATACTTTGGAAATAATGATAAATAGATTGAAGTCCGAGTTAATGGAGGGAAAAGAATTTTTTGAGGATATGCAGATGTCGCCTAATGGTCAAAAGTTCTATTTACATTTTAAACAGGAATACAAAAGAAAGCGTAATTTTAAAATAGAAGAAAATATTATTTTAGTAAAATCAAAAATATGAAAGCAGCAGAAGAAGCCCGAAACTTAGTTGAGCATTTTTGTTTTAAGTTAGGAATTAAAGATTACCAAAAAGCGAAATATTGCGCTATTTATTTGTCGCATATGTTAATTATGGAAACTTTAGATGTAGTTCGAATTAAGCATTGGAAGGAAGTTGTATCGGAAATCGAAAAATTATGAGCCCACAACAAAAAGCAACCCAATTAGTAGACACTTACAGAGCCATGCTAATGAATGAAGATACTGAATGTGGTAATGAAATACTTTGTACTATTATAGCTAAAAAAAGTGCGTTAATTGCAATAGATGAAGTAATAAAAGAAAGGTATTTTCATAATGAACACTATGAACAAAATTCAAAATTAAAATATCATATTGAAATTGAATTAGCTGAAAGATTAGAATCAACAAGAAATTATTGGAACAAAGTAAAAGACGAAATCGAAAAATTGTAATGTTTATAATATACAACCCTAAACAAAAGATTGACTACCGTAAAATAAAGCGTTGGAAAGTTCGTGTTAACGTATCGAATAATTATTACAAGAATTTTGAGTTTGATTAAAAAATAATTAGTATATTTGTAAACGGTTCCGTCTGACATTATAGAACCTAAAGAAGTTATTAGCCTTTTAAATGAATGCGAAGTCAGACGCGCAGGATTTTGAGAGGCTTTTTTTATGCTAAAAATTTAAATTATGGAAAATTATTTAGAATTTACTTGTAAACTTTCACCTGAAACAAGTACTGAGAAATTAGTTATTGGTAATGGTGAAACTATGTTATTTGAAATTTGGGACGGTAGTAAAAACATGGGTGTAGGATTAAATAAAAACGATATTGAAAAATTGTTACCTTTTTTATTAAAATTTTATTATGAATAGTTACGAATTAAGCCGAAAATTTTGGGATTTTGCTTTTGATAATCCTGAAAAAATTAAACCAATACATTCTGCTATTTATTTTTTTGCTATTGAGCATTGCAATAGATTAGGTTGGAAGGAAAAATTTGGTTTACCTTCTCAAATGGTAATGGAAGCTATTGGAGTTAAAAATTGGCGAACATACTCGCAAGGATTGAATGAACTTATTGATTTTGGTTTTATTAAGTTATTAGAAAAGTCAACAAATCAGTATTCAAGTAATATAATTGCTATTGTAAATTTTACCAAAGCAGATACCAAAGCATTAGACAAAGCACTGCAAAAGCACGGTACAAAGCAAGGTCAAAGCATTGTTAGTATAGATAAACAAGAAACAAAGAAACAAGAAACAATATATTTAGTTCCTTTTCAGGAACGTGTAAATAGTTTTTTGAATTGGTTTAACTTAGAATTTCTAAAACACGAAAAACCACAAGCAAAGTTTAGAACTTTAAATAATCAAACAGAAAGTAACCTTAAAAAACTTTTGGATAAATACACTACTGAAGAATGGAGTTACGCATTTTTAAATATGGTAAAAAGTGAATGGGTAATAGAAAGTAAGAACGCAACCCCCGACCATTTTTTAAGACCTGCTAATTTTGAAAAATATGTTAATCAACCTAAACAAGAACAAGAAACTTTTAAAGCAGCATGGCAATGAACGGATTTAAGATAACTGAACAAGGCGATATAGTAGAAAAGATTTATAAGCACCGCGATAACTACCATAAGAAAGGAATGTTTTTAGGTTGGGAACAATTACACAAACATTATTCAATGGGGTTAGGTAATTGCACCGATTGGACGGGTTATCCAATGAGTGGTAAAACTCAGGTTCTAATGGAGCTTTTGGTTAATACTTCAAAGTTTTATGGTTGGAAACATTTAGTATATTTTCCTGACGTAGGCACAAATGTTGAAATTGTAGCTGATTTAATACACAAAAAGACGGGTAAAAGTTTTAACCCAAACTCAGAAAACGTAATTACAGATATAGAAATTACACACGCTATGGAATGGGTAATGCGTCACTTTCATATTATAACTCGAAAAGAAACGAAAGGAAAATTAAGCCCTCAAGATTTATGGGAATGGGGAGTAAAATTAAAAAATACTGATGAGGGGTTACACACGGTTTCAATTGATAGCTGGAAAGACATGAGCCACGATTACGAAAAACACGGAGGTTACGCTCAATATTTAGAATACATTTTACCGTTAAGAAATCACATAGCCGAAGAAAACAACTTACATTTTCATACTATTATTCACCCAAAATTAACTGAAAAAGAAAATGGCAAAAGACCCGCTCCAAGCCCTTACGATTTAAAAGGTGGTAGCGAATGGTTTAACAGTGGCAAATGTATGGTTACAGTTCACCGTGAAGACATTTTAAGTAATGAAGTACAAATACTTTTCAATAAAATTAAACCTCGTTCAATGGGTGAAGTTGGTAGTATTAAAATGTACTTTGACAAAGACCGATTAACATATTACTACCAGGACGCTCAAAATAACAATTACACGAAACATTTTGCAAGTGAACAGCGTAATGTAATTAGTAACCAATTTCCAAGTAAACAACTTCCTTTGAATGAGCCTGACATAGTAAACGGAAAAGAATTACTTTCGTTCAGCGAAAAAATGAATCAACAAACACCTTTTTAATTATGAATGAACTAACTATTATTACAGGCAAAGTAAACTTAGACACTACTTATTTAAAGATTAAAATTAGCCTTGAAGATATTAAAGAAAAACACGGACAAAGAACCGATTTAATTAATTCAATGGAGCGTAGTTTAGCAGACTTACAACAAGTTAAAATTAGTTACGATGCGATCGAGAAAGAACTAAGAACAGCACTACAACAAAACTTTAGACTTGAAAAACTATTAATGGAGGAAAAGTTTAAAAACAAAGATTTACAAACACAATTAAATTTTAAAGATGCCACGCTGTAAAAGCTGCAAAGAGAAATTCGAACCAAAAACCTTTCTTCAAAAGTATTGCACTAAAGAAGAATGTTTAAGTGTTTTTGTAGCAGATGTAAAAGAGAAAACTTGGAAAGAGAAAAAAGCCAAAGCAAAGCTGGATTTAATGACTTTGTCAGACTATCTTAAATTGACCCAACAAGTGTTTAATAAATACATTCGATTGCGAGATAAACACGAACTATGTATAAGCTGTCAAAAATTACCTAAAAAACAAAACGCAGGTCACTATTTTTCAAGTGGTGGACATTCAAACGTAAGGTTTGATGAAGATAACGTACACCTACAATGTGAACACTGCAACACTTTTTTGAGCGGAAATCTTTTGAACTACCAAATTGAAATAGAAAAACGAATCGGAGCTGAAAAATTAATTGAATTACAGGCAAAAGCTCACATTGTTAAAAAATGGAGTATTGATGAGTTGAAAGAATTAATGGTTATTTATAAAAAAAAGATAAAAGAAATAGAATTATATTAAAAAGAATAACTATATTTGACCAAACAATTTAAAACTATATTATGAAAACAGTAAATAAAATTAGTAGTTCGGAAAAACCGAATATCTCACTTTCAATTGAAGAAAGGATTAAAAGAATAGAATTAAACTTAAAAAAACAAAAGTGTTTTAGGTTTATTTCAAGCGTTCCAAAATCAAAGTGCGCTGATTGCGGTAAGCATTATTTGTCACACGCAAAAAGTTAAATTATGAGCGTAACAAATTTTGAAGAGTTTACACACGAACTTACAAGCGAAGAAATGGAAATTTTACCCGTAGTGGTTCACGGATTCCGAAACTATAAAAAGGATTCACCAATAAAAGCTGAATTAATAGTAACCCGATTAAATGAATATTTAGTAGGTAGGGGTTTTAAAACACGAATGACACAACCCAGACTGCGTAAAATGGTAAACTACATTCGTACAAATGGCATAATACCTTTAATAGCTACCTCACACGGATATTTTACAAGCGATTGCACCGAAACTATAGCAGAACAAATTAAAAGCCTTCAGGAACGCGCTAACTCAATTCAACGGTGCGCGGAAGGATTAAAAAAATTCTTATAATATTTTTTGTTATCCATTGTTATATTAAAAAGAATAGTTATCTTTGTCAAAACAATTAAATTTTACATTATGAAAAAGTTATTAGAAATTCAGGCAGAATTAAAATGCCCAAAGGGAAGCCTTAACAAGTTTGGTAATTACAAATATCGAAGTGCAGAACAAATTTTAGAATCAGTTAAACCATTGCTACAAAAACACGAATTAACATTGACGTTAACTGATGAGATTGTACAAGTAGGTAATAAACTATTTTTAAAAGCTACTGCGTGTATTTTAGGTTCGCAAGGTGCAATTAGTTCAAACGGCTTTGCAGAACTTGGAGAACACAAAGGAATGTCAAGTGAGCAATGTACTGGCACGGCTTCAAGTTACGCACGTAAATACGCGTTAAATGGTTTGTTCTTAATTGACGAAACGGAATCAGACCCAGACTCAAAGGATAACACAAAACCCGTAAACACGGAAAAGAAACCTAAGATTGAGGGTGAACGCTTTTTAAAAGCTATTGAAGCAATTAGAAACGGTGAATTTACAGCCGAAGAACTACAAGCGAAGGTCGAATTAAACGAAGTTCAACAAAAAGCATTGCTACTGATATGAAAATCCGAGCGTCACAATTAGGTAAAGTAATGACAAATTCCAAGACAAAAGGAGAAATATTATCAAAGACTTGCAAAAGCTACATTCAAGAGTTAGCAATTGAAAACACGTATGGAATAAGAAAGGAGTTTTGGAGTAGATACACCGATAAGGGTAACGAATGCGAAGACGAAGCAATAGAACTTGTTAACGATGTTTTGAATTTAGGGTTTATCTTTAAAAATGAAGAGAATTTTAATAACGAATGGATAACAGGAACGCCAGACGTAAACACGAATGAAATTCTTTTAGACGTAAAAACAAGTTGGGACGCGACAACTTTTCCATTCTTTGAAACTGAAATACCAAACAAAGATTATTACTACCAATTACAAGGGTATATGTGGCTAACAGGAAAAACGGAATCACTTTTATGTTATTGCCTTGTAAATACACCTTTTCAAATAGTAGAAGACGAAGTTAGGCGTGAACATTGGAAACAAGGTTTGATTGATGAAAGTTTAGATGTAAGGGACTTTGTACAGAAAAAGCATAACTACGACCACATACCAAAAGAAAAGCGTTTAAAAGTCTTTAAAATAGCAAAAGACGAAGAAACAATCGAAAAGATTAAACAACGCATTGAAGAATGTAGAGAATATTACAACGATTTATTAATTAACCTTTAAATTAAAAGTAAAATGAAAACAGAACAATTGAAAATTATGGCTAAGTATTACAATACGACACGCCCCGACCAAATCGTGCAAATTAAAGATATGAAAAGAAACATGATGTGGTACGAAACATTACGCCAAGATGACAAAAACACGATGACAGAATTCTGTTGCAGTCAAGAAAGGTTCGTTCGTTTATATGCCGAGAAAAGATGAGTAAAACAAGTACAAAGAGTAAATTAGAAGTCTTAAAGATATGGCTTCAAAGTATTAACCCAATAAAATATATTTAAAATGGAAACAAAAGAACAATTAATTCAGGCAATTATAACCTATCTAAACTTTGATTCGGTTTCAGATGAAAGGTGGCACAACCCGTTTAGTGATGAACGACAAACAAAAGTTCGAAAAGACGCAGAAAAAATAACCGAGTTAGTAACTGAAATATATAAATAAAAATGGAAGAGAAAAAATGGAGTACGGGAGCATGGAGAAAGCAAACGGCAAAAGGTGAAGTAATTAATTTTACAATTAACGATGTTAAATATTCAATGTGGGTAAACAGCTACAAAAAAGAAGAGAAACAACCTGACTTTAAAATATTCGTTAATGACTTTAAACCAACGGAACAAACCCAAGGTGAAAAACCGAGCTACGGTAACAAAGATTTTGACGATTTTCTAAATGGAGTAAAATAATTTATGAAAGACCAGGCAAAAGTATTAAGCGAAGCGAATCAAATTACTCGTTTAATGGTTCGGCAGCACTTACAAAAACACGAATTAAGTCTAAATGCGTTTTCTAAATTAGTTGAAGTTAGACAGCCTAATTTACATAAATTTATGAAAGGTCAAAGCCTTTCGAGTAGGTCAATTGAAAAACTCGGATTGTTTTTTAGTAAATAGGGCAGTTAGGCTTAATGGATTGTGAAACACGGTCGCGCACACTTAACTGCATTTTTCGAGCGGAACGTAAAAAATTCCGCTTTTTTATTTGTAGTGTTATTCTTTTTAGTATATTTGTAGAAACAATTAAACAAAACAATTATGAAAAACTTATTAATGAATTGCTCGGAGTGTGACGGTAACGGATATGTGACTATTGATTTAAACGATACGCACATTCCTTATGAACAAAAGGAAATGAATTTTAGTTGTATGTCATGTAGCGGAAAAGGTTACGAGATAAATAAAGACGAACTAAACGAAAAGATTGAAGCTATTAACGACATGATCCAAGGAATGCAAGTTAGAATGAGAATGCACTCTGATTTTATAATTCAGCTTAAAAAAGGAATGTTAGACGAATTAGCGGTGAAATACGTTTACAAGTTAGATATTTGTTCAATTGCTTTAGGAAGACTTTTGAACTATAAAAGAAATTTGTATAATTTAGCCGAGTGAAACTAAAAAAAACTAATGAGATTGCCTTTGGCGTCGCTTACAAAAGAAGTGGAGTCATAGGCATTTTCTTTTTTAACTATACTTTGGAAATTTATTTATGAGCTGGATTGAGCAAGTAGCTAAACACCACAAAGAATACGTTAAAACGGTCAAAGGTTTTGGAGAATATTTTTACGCAGAAGACTTAGTTCAGGAAATGTACATTCGTTTTTTAAATAAGAATAAAGAGAATGCAGTGATAGTAAACGGTCAAGTGAATAGATATTATGTTTTTTTAACTTTGCGTTCGTTATTTGTAGACTTTTACAGACAAAAAAGCAAAATAATTAAAGTCGATATTAGCGAAATACTTACTTTGCAACAGATTGATGAGATAGAACAACACGAAGCCTTTGGAAGTTTAATGAATAGAGTACACGAAGAAATGCAAAACTGGCACCACTACGACAGATTACTATTTAAACTTTATAAAGACAGTGATTTATCAATGCGAGAAATAGCTGGAGAAACTAAAATAAGTCTTCGAAGTATATTTACCACATTGAAACATTGTAAAGAGCGAATAAATGAAAACGTTAAAGAAGATTATTTAGATTACGTAAATAAAGATTATGAATTAATATAGAATTATGAAAGAAATTTTACGAGTGTTAAACAAAGATTTAGAAAGGCGAAATAAAAACGCTAAACAATTTTTTGAAAAGTATTGTAAACTTGATGAAGAAAACAATAAACTGAAACGTGAAAATGAAATGCTACGAAAAGACCTACAAGAATTAAGTAAAGAACATTTTAAAAAATAAGTTATGGCAAGGAAAAGACGAACGAAAGCTGAGATATTAGCAGAACAAAGCAAAGGCTTAGGCGACACAGTAGAAAAGGTATTAGAGGCTACAGGAATAGCAAAAGTCGCTAAATGGTTATTAGGTGAAGACTGCGGTTGTAATGAGCGAAAAGAAAAGTTAAACAAACTATTTTCATATAAGAAAAAACCTTTGTGTTTAGAAGAGTCAGAGTTCAGCTGGTTAAAAGAATGGTTTGACAGAAACACGGACAAAGTAACCCCAATAGAACAAATTGAACTTTTTAAAATTCATTCAAGAATATTTCAAATAAGAAATGAACTAACAAGCTGTGCAAGTTGCGTAGCTGAAAGAGTTTCTGATTTAAAAATTGTTTATAACGAATACGTAGACAAATTAGAAAGTGAATGAGTCTTTATTTAACAAGCGATTATTACATTGTATTTATGAACCCATCAAAGCATAAAAAAGAATGGAATGCGCTAAGATTAATAATGAAAGTAACGGAAATAAACTACGCCGTATTTATAGATTATAGACTTTACGATATGGAAGTTCACCCCGTAACAAAACACGAATACAATACTTACACTTATAACCCTAATTAAATGAAGTTAGTAAACATAAACGAGGTTAAACCAAACCCGAAGAACCCAAGAATTATAAAAGACGTAAAGTTTAACAAGTTAGTGACTTCAATAAAGGAATTCCCTGATATGCTAAATAAACGCCCTCTAATCGTTTTTACTGATGTAGATAATAAATACGTTGTATTGGGTGGTAATATGCGTTTAAAAGCCTGTAAAGAGATAGGATTAAAAGAAATACCGATTATAGTTGCAGACGAATGGACGGAGGAACAAAAAAACGAATTCTTAATTAAAGATAATGTAGGTTTTGGAGAATGGGACTGGGATAGTTTAGCAAATGAATGGGACGTTGAAAAGTTAGACAATTGGGGTTTGGATATTCCTAACTTTAACAATGTAGATTATTCAGAAAAAAACGAAGAAATTGATATTGATAGTTTAGATGAAACAATGACTATTAAATTAAACTTTACTGAAACAGAATACTGGACTGTTAAACAACAATTATCTGAAATAGCGGCAACCCCTGAACAAGCAATCTGGAAATTATTAGGTAATGAGTAAGCACAGATTTAATTATAAGTGGTATTTAAAAGACGGGTATCCACAAAAAAACGGATTAAAAGTATTTGGAACTTTTATTTGTGGCGGTGGGTCTACAATGGGTTATAAGTTAGCAGGCTTTGAACATTTAGGAGGTGTTGAAATAGACCCTCAAGTTGCTGATGTATATAAAACAAACCACGACCCAAAATATTTATTTGTTGAGGATATTAGAGAATTTGCAAATAGAACTGAATTTCCTGAAGATTTATACAACCTTGATATTTTAGACGGTTCACCACCTTGTTCAAGTTTTTCAATGGCTGGTAACAGGGAAAAGGACTGGGGAAAAGAAAAGGTATTTCGTGAGGGACAAGCAAAGCAAAGATTAGACGACTTATTTTTTGATTATATAAAACTTGCAAAGAAATTACAGCCGAAAGTTGTTATTGCTGAAAACGTCAAAGGAATGTTACAAGGCAATGCAAAGACTTATGTAAAACGAGTAAAAGACGAATTTGAAAAGGCGGGA